AACGTTCTGCGATGTTGCTCCAGCACTTATTGCCGTTGTACTTATGAGCGTTGTTTCATCGATGTTTGTTCCGCCAGCCAAATTGACGATTGCTAATTCTATTGTTCCTGCGTTGTCCATTGCTATAACAGCAAGTCGAGAAAGTTGACTGCTTATTGTTCCAAGCGTCGCGCCGGAAGGCACGACGACAGATATTGGCGCGGCAATGTTGCGTATGTTCGGTGCGCCGTTGCTCAAAGTTGCTGAACGGAAGTCTAACCGGACGCCGTTGAAAGTAACGGTCAGCGCATTTGATGCGACAGTTGCCGCGATTGACTGAATTTGTTGCGTCTGGATCAGTTGAGGTGCTTGCAGGCTTGCGAGCGCCAACGGGACTTGGAGTGATGCGCCAAGACAAAAAGCCAAAATGTATTTCGCCAAAGTCGCGTTGTAACTGATCAACGCCCATCCATTGGCGATCATTTCGTTGCCTTGCAGCGCCGCACCAGCAGAACCAACAAGTGCTGTTCCGTTGAAAGTTGAAGCGCCTGTGTTTGTTGTCTTGACTTTAAGCCAAAGTGGAGCGCCTGGAATTGGCGAAGAAATTGTCGGCGTGAAAGTTGCTGTATACGTATTCGCCGTGCCTGTGTCGATTCCTATTGATGGCGCGTCCGATTGGATAGCGGCATTTACCCATGCTGTTGTTGGGATTTTGCTGCTATTATCTCCTGCTGAAGGCGCGGTGACGATGGTGTCGCCGCCGAACAGGACGACAGGGCCGGTCATCGTTCCGCCATTATTCATCAGCGGCGTGAACCAAACGCCCCATGATCCATTTGTTGCGGCACGTGTGAACAACTGGTTATTGCGGTCCAGGTAGCGTTGAATCGAATATGTCGTCGCGCCGTTAAGCCACGTCATCACTTCGAGCATACCAGCCAGCGCCGGTTTGCCGGCAGCAGTCGGAGGGTTCGGACTGCCGGATGCAATCGCATCAGTTTGGAACTCGTATGTTCCGCGAGTGAATGTGTTGAAGTCAGTTGTGGCTGTGACGAGTTGTGCGCTTGGTCCGCCTGTGCCGCCCGTAGGCATCGGCACGTTGGCCAATGATTCGTGGCCGAATGGAATGTATTCCCAGCTTGCAGGCGAGGTCAGCGGATCAGTCAAATTGGAGTCGACGAGCGAGCGATATGGAGTCCAAACGCTGGAACCGTTAAGGCGAATGACCATTGCATTCGTTGCATATCCGCCAGGCATAGTTCCGAACCAAGGTGGAATCCCGAACTGCTGCCACGCTTGTATGTTCGACGTCATAATGTTGAACAAATAGTTCTGCGCCTGACGTTCAACAGCCTTGGCTTGCGGATTGCCGGAAGCCAAATTGATTTCGTAGAACGGCGTATAGCCTTGGTTGAAGTTCACAAACCCACTTGGGTCTGTTTGTGGGACAACCGTGATGTCGCCAGCATTTGCAAACGGCTGTTGGATTAGAACTGCGGTCATGTTAAGTCTCCTGGATGACTGTGTAACGAGTGCCGGCACACGATGGTACAATGCCGTACTGTGGCGAATTTAAAAGGTTGATGAACTGAGCGGAAAGGCCCATATTCGCACCGACGCGATATTCCATGAGATGCGGCGTCGTTACAGGCGGCGTCGGCGTTAGCGTTTGGGCTGGTGCTGTTGAGTCGACGACATAAAAATATCGCTTCCCAGGAAAATCCCACGGTTGATCATTGTTGAAAATCCAGCGCAGCATATAGTTTATGAATTGCAGCCTTCCATTTGAAACTAGCGCGGCATATCGAAGTCGAAGTGCCAATCTGACTTCTGCAATATTGATTAGCGTTGTATTACCGCCGCCATAGAAGTTGCCGCCGACAAGGTTCGGATTTGGAAGGGTAGGAACGCTGCCGCTGTATTTATAGTTCTGACGTTGTGCGCCATATGCCCACGCATTATTTTCAGGATAAAGACCGAATAGTTGCGCAGGAACGCCGAGAATGATGCACCAAACCATCAAGCCAAACGAATTGGCTGTTTCAAGGTCGAACACGTTGGTTTCCCATTGCGTCCAGAAATTGTTATGAAATTGATCGTACCAATCGGACTTACTGTTGATCAACGATTGTATGTTCGGAGCGTTGTTTTGCAACCACTTAAGCGCTCTGGTGATGTCCGTGCTTGCTGGCGTCATCGTCATATTTGCACCACTGTGATATTACCGATTTGCAGAACGGCTTGTTGGAATGGAGCCATCACGACTTCCGAGGAATAGCCACCTGGATAGGTCGGGGCAGGACTTCCGGCGAGCACGCACGCCACTGAGCAATCTTTCACGTACATGCCTGGTAGTTGCCTGGAAACCGCGCCACCCATCTCGAATGCGGAGACATCAGCGCCAACGACTAATCCTGGCTCGCCATCTTCTTGGCCTGACGTGTATGAAATGATTGCATTTTGAACTGATGGCGCAGGCGACGACACACTATTGTTTTGGTGAACTGTTATGTGGACATAGCAATCGTACATCACAGGAGTAGTCCACTTGACGTTATAAGTCAATCCATTCGACGGGTCTGTCGTCGAAACTCCATTCGGTGAGTTGACCGGGACGCCGCTGGACGTTCCATAATCCCATGGACACCCGCCGTTGTGCGCGCCATACAGAGCCTGGGCAATCTGCGCGTTGCTCGCGCCGCCAGCAACGCAAACCCACATCGCGCTTCCGAGAGAGAAAGTAACGCCGTTGATCACTCCAGGCGAGCCTGTATTATTCTCCACAACATTGGCCGAAGTCACGTTCGGTACGTCATAGATCGCAGCGAGAATTGCAGCCGATGAGCCGACGCCTTGCAAAGCCAGTTGTTGGTTGCGCTTTGTCTTGAGTTTCGGATCGGTCAATGAGATTGTACCAGGAACCACGGTTGTGCCGCTAGTAACCGTCGCGTCGCCCCATCCGATTGTTCCATCGATGATCGTCAATGCGCCCAAAGGCAGCGGGATGTTTCCGTATGCTTGTGATTGAAGGATTGCGCTTGCAGTTCCACCGGCTATCGTCACCGATGCTTGAATAAAGAAAATATCACCGTTGCTCGTTTGAACCCGCGAACCGGCCTGAATTGTCGTCAGGTTATTGCCTGATAATGTGACGCCAGTGCCGATGGTTGATGTATTCTTGCCGCGACCGATTCCGAGCAGAGCGCAGATGGCGTCCAGAAACGTCCCATATGAAAGATTTGGGTTGATCGTATTCGCCAGATCGGCGTTGTTTTTCATGACGCTGGACCGGGCAATCGTCTCAGCGGCAATCAATGTGCCTTGCGGCGTGCTCGCGTCCAGATCGAGGTTTGCGCCGAGGGCAAGCTGCCACTCTGCCTGCACATCCTGCAGAAGTGACTGAGTATCGGCAACTACCGTGCCCGTATCGGTTATGTAATTGTAGGATGCCGTCATGAGACCATTCCGCCTGAAGTTCGACTGCCTGCGACAGCAGTCTCGATATGTCCGTGGGAGTCAACGACTTTTCCGTTGACCTTTGTTGTCGCCGGCAGATCGCATTGCAAACCGCCGCCGCCGACTGCCGTGAATCCGCCATTCACAGAAGTCAGTCCTGTGATGGTTGTAGTTCCAGTAATCTGAGTATTCCCGTCAACGTGAAGGTCACCGGTGAGGTGCGTCGTCGGCGTGCTTATGGTGACGTTCGACGGGGCGGTGATCTTTATGTTGTCACCGCGAATGGAAATGCGCGTCGCGCCGGTCGTCGACTGGATCACCATCGCCCCAGCATCTTCACTGTTGACCGTGTAATTTCTGAAAACATCCGGCACAAACATACTGTCGTCGAAGCTGTGCGCACGTCCAGTATTGGGCTGAGCCTGCGCCAAGGTTTGCTTGAACAAACTCAAATCACGGTCTGCAGCATATATCCAGCCAAGATCGCCAGCGGCCAGCGGGAAGTTTATGTGGAACCCGCCGCCGCCGAGAGAGAGGACCGGGACGTTTGCAATTTCATTTCGAACGATTTGCTTGTCGTCGACGGTCAACCAAACGATCAATGGCCTGACTGTTGCGATGTTGTTTGCGCGATCATATGCAACGACGATTGCTGGCAGAAGTTGATCAGATGTTAGCTCGAACTCACGAAGCATAACCGACATCGCAGCCAACAAACTTGTCTTGTCGCTGGATGTCGATGATATAAGTGGTTTCTGACCTGATGTAGCCATTCGGACTCCAAAACGATTTTCGTATTATATCTGGGCGCTAATGCGGAGTAAACATCAACG